CGTCTTTGAGATGTTGTTTGACTTCTTCAATGTCTTTTTCCACCGCGTCTAATTTTTCATACGCGGTGGAGAATCTTATAACGGCTTTAGTTTCCATCTTGTCCCTCCCATAATATATCGACACTGTCGACTACTGCATTCACCAACATGTCACGTTTTGTGAATTCCTCATTGAACGCATAGAGTTGAACGAAGTAAACGTCGGGTAAATCTTTATCCCTCGATTTTCCCACGACGAGTTTGTAGAACTTACCGTCTTTTTTATATCCGATGTCCATACTGTATCCTTTCTTTAATAGTCCATTTTCCCATTTTTATGAGATAAAGTCAAATGCGCATTCTGTCGCAGGCGGGAAAAACTTTTTTCCCTCCCGAGGTTTATAGATTTTGGGTGCGACAGTTTGGACTATTGTTTTTATCTTAGTAATGTGGGATTATGATTATAGATCAAGTAAATGTTCTCCAAATATGTTTTTATTGATCTGCTACCCAATAAGGTGGCTAGTTCGTGGCGACACACACAGGCTAGTCACCTTAAAAAATTCATGGAAAATTTAGAGAGAGTTACGTGGTTCGCGTAACTTGGTTGTAGGATCATGGGACACGGAACATGGACCACGGCGGAAAATAAGGCTTTTTTGCAATGGTTACGTTTTCAAAATGTTCTATAGAACTTTTCAAAAGTTTTTTTGAAAATGAAAATGAAATTTATTTCAAAAATGACGTAACCCACGTAACTTTTACAATAAGTCATTGAAAACACTGACTTTAATGGTTACTTTTTACCCTTTTTTAGACGTAACCATGACGTAACCCACGTAACCTTTCTCTCCCATACAATCCCATCTCTATCTGAGGTTTCTGACACGAATTGATAAATTTATTTATATATATTGAATTTAAAATATATATAGGGGATTTTAAAACTGATTAAAATAGTGTATAAAACTAAAAATGCCTAGAAATAGATCAGGATTATCAAATCGACAACAAGCCTTTGTAGAAATATTTTGCAAATCAAACGGTCGATTAACTCCGACTGAATGTGCGAGAGAAGCGGGCTATTCTGGAAAGTCGGCCACCACCGCGGCCTGTAATTTAAGAAATCCAAGATATTATCCCAAGGTTGTGGAAGCCATTGAGATGAAGCAACGAGAATATGCGGAAGCATCTAAACTTGATGTGACAAAGCATATGAGAGAAATGGCACGGTTGAGAGATATGGCAGTTGAGAATGGTCAATTTGCCGCGGCCATAAATGCTGAGTACCGCCGAGGTCAAGCCGTCGGATTATACGTTGATCGTAAAGAAGTTATTACAGGAAGTTTGGATAAAATGACTAGACCCGAACTCGAAGCTAAATTGAAAGAGCTCCGAGAGGGGCTAATTGTCAATGGTGAGTACGAAGTTATTGAAGATAATACAACAGAAGCAGAAATAATATCAGAGCAATAATCCCCGCAAAGCGGAATAAAAATATAAACATATAAAATCCTTTCTTGACAAAGGACATTATCTTATTATAATGGGATGTCAAGAAAGTAATAAAATGAAATCACAAAAACTTGTGATCGACTTAGATCAAGAGTTGGATTTTCTCAATCGATTTGCATGGAGATACCAACAACAAATTAAATCTTTCGAACAGTCTAAACGACTCGATCGATTTATACAAAAGCGGTACAATTATTTGTACACCAAACGAGCCTTAGACAAACAAAGGTTCTTAATTAACTTTTAGAAGGGAGTTATCATGATAGGTAAAGTAATAATACAAGAAGTAGGAATGTTTGAGAAATTAAAAGAACAAACATATCTAGAAATAAAAAAGTTCAACAAAAAACTTTTAGAGAAGTTAGAAGAAAGAGGTATGGATAAAAATTCATTTCCCTTTGTTATTAGGATGCAGAGGTAGTTATGGGTAGATCAACAACAAGAGATATTATTGACAATAGTTATTCAATTGATGATTTACATAGAGCATTACATTTTCATTTAAATACGAACATGTATCCACCACTGCCTCAGCCTGTACAAGACAATATTACAAAGTTGTTTCATAAATTCTGGACGTCGAGTTTTTCCGAGAAAAGATTTATTAAAGAGTGGGAACAAAAAATAGGTAAGAGAGATGCAATACATAAATATTCTTTCGATGAATTTTTAGTGACAGAAAAACTGTAAGGGGGTGAGTAATTGTCTAAAGTAAATTCATATTATCAAGACGCAAAAGAAAATATGGAATATGATTTAGAACGCGTGGAAGACTTCTTAAAGAAGTGCACCGTGTTCGGTGATTATAAAAACATATCAGCGAACGATCTTAATCATAAAGATATTCAATTCTTATGTTTTAACTTTGCCAAAGAAATTATTGATATGGCAAGAATAAAGCGTGAGGAATTAACTGAAGAGATTAAGTCTTTAACAAAAGACTAACTGCGACAGTTTTAACCATTTACATTATCCCGTTAATTTGGGATAATGTTTTTATTCGTGGCAATCGACGACGGTTGATTGTCGGCTGACTGAACAAGCCTTTGACAGAGGGCTAAGGTACACTAATGTATTTTAAATGCTCAAATGAGTAAGTTTTTACAGAGGTGGTTGTTAGTAGTTCCACATATAAACTCGAGGTTATGTCCTCACTGTATGATGTGGTCTGTTAACGAAAGCTTGGGGGTATGAGTCACATCAAATCCCTCGCCGTTGCGAATACTTAGAGAGGAATAATCATGACAGAATATTATGTTGATTTTTCATCAGTCACAATTGATGAAGACACTTACAAAAAATTAATGAGTGATCCAGATTTTGCTAAACAATGGATTATAGATAATGCTGAAATAGACGATATTGGAAAGGTATGGAATAACCATGAAGAAATTTAACGTACAAGGATTTGAAAAACAGTATTATATTAGAACGATCGAAGCAGAAAATGAAGAGGACGCTAGAACAAAAGCATTTCTTGACGTTGAGGAAAACCATTGGACTTTTTGGGAAGAACAAGACGGAGATGTAGAAGTGTTCGAAGTGGAAGAAGTTACAGGTGAGTGAAAGTAACTTCTATAAACAATTAAGAATTAATACACCAGAGGTTTTATGGACTAGAATTGAAAATAGACATGGTGGTGGAATTCCAGATTTGAATGGTCTTTACGACGGCCGTGATTTTTGGGTAGAGTTAAAAATTACAACGACTAATAAAGTGCGGTTGTCCCCTACCCAAATTTCATGGCATTACAATAGAGGATTGTATGGCGGTAGAAGTTTTATTCTGGTAAAAAATACGAAGACTAAAGAAATTAAATTATTTAATAATACGGACGTGAGAAAATTATCATTAGAAGGATTTCAATCAAATAGTTTAATTACTTTAAAAGCACCATACGATTGGAAAGAACTGGTGCGACAGTTTTGATCATTGCATTCATCCCACTAATTTGAGATGATGTATTTATAGCGTGGTACAGGCGTGAAAAGGAACTACTTAAATCTAGTTTCAATACGGGAAAAATGTTTAAATCATTCCCGTCCCAACGGAGTAAGCGTTGTGGGTATAAACAAAGCCACAATATAAATGTAGCGTTAAATCCAAACACCTACGATCAATATGTTTTATGTCCCGTATTGATCGTACGAGGGTTAGCGGTGTAGGTTAGTGTTTAGTAAACCGCTACGCTATTTAAAGATCGGAGTAATCATGAATGAAGACGAATTAGAAAATTTGAGAGAAAGTGTAAAAGATGAACTAGAGGGAATGTCAATGAATGACTTTTCTAACCTAGTAGAAAAATATGATCTAGGTATAGAAATTATTGACGGCATATTTTATGACCTTGTAAATAAAATAGTTGAGGAAAAAAGTAATTAAAAAATCATGAACAATATATTTTATTCACATTATCTAAGAAGACAGGGAAAGATATTTAAAGACCTAGCTTACTTAGGACACAATCAAAGAATTAATATGTTAGAGGGTTTCAAAAAAATGAAATCTAATTTCATAGTTTGGATTGAAAAGAATAACGATCTACCTTTGAAAGATAAACAAAGACAGATTGAAGTTAGTCAAAGAAATATAAGATTTTATGACAGGTTAATTTCTTATATTAGAAAAAATCCAAACATACCTGTTAAACAATAATCTCAACGTGAAATAATTAGTTGACTTATTCCCACTAATTTGAGATACTAATAAAAATCATAAAAGAAAGAAGGTAATCATGAAAATTGAAAAAAATTATGAATGGCAATCTATCCTTGATTTAAGCGGTAAGGGTTTAAAACAATTCAACGCGGTTGATCAAGGTTTAAACGCGACTCAGTTATTAAACAATGCGGGTTTAGATTGGACTGTGACTATGAAGCCAGTCTTTTTTCAAAATTCAAATAATGTATTTGAAAACAGTGACAAGTTTTTTTCACTGGTAAGAAAAAAAGACAATAAGGAAGACGTCCTTGTTAGCGGGTTAACTAGTTCTTATCATGTTAATCAAAATGAAAACATGGCCAAACTGGGTGATCACTTTTCAAGAATTGCGGGCGTTAAGTTTGAACATGCTTTTGACTACGACGGCGGTAAGCGTGTCACTTTGCTAGCAAAAACCAACGGCGGTTTTAATATTGGTGACGATGTAGTTAACAATTATTTAATGTTAAATACAAATCATACAGGGCGCGACGTCAATTCAATCAATACAACAAATATTGATATTTGGTGCTCTAATACTTTCATGCAAGCCTTGAAAGACAAAGATCAGTTTTTTATAAAACTATCTCACCGCGTTGAATATAATGATCAAGTTGAGTCTATGGTTATTAACAAAGTAAATGAAGCTTTGAAGTTCAATGAGGAATACAAAGAGCAAGCGCAAGCGCTAGACACTAAACAATTGACGGAGCGTGAAATGTTAAATTATTTCATCTTGGTTTATTCGCCCAACGCGTTGAGCTCTTTTTTAACCTCAAAGGGTGATTATCAGTCTATGTCTTCGCTCAATGTGCCTAACTTAACGCAAGTAAAACGTTGTTATGGTGTATGGCATGACGTCATAGAAAGTAACGGCAAAATGTTAAAACTTCAAAATACTGGTAACCATGCGCGCAAAGATACATTGTGGAAAGCGTTTAACTGTGTAACCTACAATGAAGACCACTTGAGGGGCGGGCGCAATTCAGTTGATAACCGTTTAAAAAATACTTTTGTTAATAACGGTATTGACAATGTTAAAAACCGCGCAATGACTCAAGCGTTGAAGCTTGTAGCTTAATTAAAAATTATCAGCGGGGGTTAATTCCCCCGCCGTCAAATTATTCTTTACATTTTCCCATTAATTTGAGATACTTATCAAAGATAAAAAAGAAAGTAGGTATTTATGACAAATTTAAATCCAAGAGAATACATAGTAAATGATGCTAAATTTGACGAATGGAACATAGACGGTATTCAACGGCTTCAAATGTCTATGGCGTTGAAGGGGTTAACGCTTGAAATGTCTACGGGCATGAAGTTAACCGCAAAGGCTAACGTCCTTGAAGTTCTAAGGCGGTTTATATTTTCCTTGCCTAGAACTAAAAAAAGAGCTTTTCGTATTTTAGTTCAAAACGGATTTTATAAAAAGCGGGTTTAATTCCCGCTTTGTTTTTTCCCATAAATATGAGATAATACTCCCATGATCAAATTAATCAACAATTCAACAAATAGAAAAACGGGCGCTATTGCTACGACGTACAGAGCGGGCGGGCGTGATGTTTTTTCTACATGTCCCAATACTTGCGCATTAAAGCCAATTGATAAACACGGTTCAAATAAGATTGATCAAGTGTATTTAAAGGCGTTAAAAAGCGCGGTAGTTCGGGGCGGTGTTTCGTGGACTTATTCACATTTTAAAGAATTACCCGTGAACAAAGAAAATGAAACTGTAATCAATCAATCAACGGACACGATCAAGGACGCATTGGAAAGCTTCAAAGCTAACAAAGAAACAGTGTATACCGCGCCCGCTACAATGACTGACAAAGTAGATAATATTGACGGCGTTAAGCTTGTCCGTTGTCCCGCGGAATACAATAAAAAAATAAATTGTAGAAATTGCGGGAGCGGTAAGCCCCTTTGCGCTAGGCTCAAGCGTGGTTATATAATTAAATTTGTAGCGCACGGTAACCAAAAAAAGAAAATAGGCGTTAAGGATTTCAAAGGCGGTTGTTATGCTAATTCTGGACATACCCGCTTTGCGTGGCAAGATACAAGAAAGCGCAACGCTTCAAGTTATTCTGACGCGGAACGTCTAGCGGGTTGGGTGAAGACTCTACCGCATGGGACATTTATTAGACATCATATCGCGGGGGACATTGGCAATGAATAATTCATTATTACTATTGACTATTTCTTTGACGTTTTATTTATTCACCATATTCGGGGGGCTTTGATTGTTGTTTTTATTCCTTAATCCTTTGGGCGCTGTTCTTTTGGCGCTCTTCATCCTAACATTTGTAATATAAACCTAAATTATTGAGATCATATAAGACGGGAAAAACGGGGCTATTTTAAAAAGAAAATAAGCCCCGCCCCCTTGTCCGTGGTCCGTGCTAAACTTTCAAATAACTATTGCAAAAGTATCCCAATAATATAAGATTATATCATGATCAAAAATACAAATATCCAGCCGTTGAAAATTATCAACGTTGCTGATTTTCTTAACGGTGAAATTACTGTTGAGAAAGTGTACCCAAAAAGCGCGGTACAATTATTTATTAAACATAGAAACGCGGACCGTGGGACAATTGCCAAAGCGCTCCGCGGTATTCGTACCCGTGTTCCGCGGTACGTTGCCCGTGACTTTGTCAACCTGTTACACGATACGCGAACCGTGTAACTGTTAAATTTATTCACGCCCCGCGCTTCACGGCGCGGGGTTTTTTTTGGCCTTGAAACAGGGTGCGACATCATTGCATCTTGACACTATATCTAGTATGCTTTAACCGTTAATTTTTAACCTACTATATGTAGTATGTGATCCGTGGAGCATGGTACTATATCTTGTGTCAATGTGACATATTGTCGCAGGCAAAAGAAAAGACCTACTACATCTTGTGTCCATGTGACATAGTGTCGCACCTAGGGTACCTTGGAGCACGGACCACGCAACATCTAGTATGTCCGAGACCCCCGACCCCCTAAATATGGGGTGTGGCAAATTGTCGCAGCCTAGCGGCGCATGTTTCAGATATACGATAGGTGCAAAATACTTATGACGTACAAAACAGAACAAGAACTACAAGAAGAGCTAATCAGACTCCAACTTGCCAAGCTGAATAAAGCCGAGAAAGAATTTATTCCGTTTGTCAAAACTGTATGGCCCGAGTTTGTCGAGGGACCCCACCACATAAAAATCGCAAAGCAGTTTGAAAGGATTGCTAGTGGCGAGATAAAAAGATTAATTGTAAACATGCCGCCTCGTCATACGAAATCAGAATTTGCTTCGTATCTCTTTCCTGCATGGATGGTGGGCCGTAATCCAAAACTCAAGGTCATTCAAACCACGCACACCGGAGAACTCGCCGTGAGATTTGGTCGTAAGATGAAAAACTTGATTGACACCGAAGAGTATCGCACGGTCTTTCATGACGTCAGAATTAAATCAGATTCTAAAGCTGCCGGTCGTTGGGAAACGAACCACGGTGGTGAATACTATGCTGCCGGTATTGGTGGTGCGATTACAGGTCGTGGTGCGGATCTTTTGATCATTGACGATCCTCACTCCGAACAAGATGCCTTATCC